TAAAATTCGCTGTACCCCGGTAATGCCGTTCTTTCCCGAAGCCCAAACCCAATCCACTACCAAGTTGGCGACGGACTGGCTTTTTATCCGGTCTGCCTTCCATCTGTCCCAATAGTGCGGCTTCATCACGCGACTAACCGCGTCTTCTTCGGTTATCAAACGCAAATCTTCCACATCTATATCGCCGTCACCGTCTTTGTCGTACCCTACGGCTTTCCAAGTGGCGATAGTTACCCCTTTGTTAGTTGCTCCGCCTTTGTCTGCCGGGTGGTTGGTAAATCCACCTTCCCAACTTAAAATAAAGGGGGATAATATTTCAATCCGTGCCATTTTCTGAATGTTTATTCGTTATCAACTCTACAATTTTTTCCGCGTCCTTTGCGCTTGCCGCCTGCACAATCTGCCGTATTATGTCCGGTACTTCCGCCGCGTTTACTTTGATTTTTTGCAGCTTCTCGCGTACGGAAATAAATTCTATCAATACCGCGCTGATAGTATAGACAACGGTAGCAAATGGAGCGACGTACCACGTGAACAATCCGGCTAAAAAGTCAAACATGAGGGCGAATACCATAACCCGTATGTAGTCCCCGATTTTGTTGAACGTCCGGCGGTATTTCCTGCTTCGCAGTCCTTCCCCTGCCGCCTTCGCCGCCTTGCGCCCGTAGTACATATCTATGAAAGTAGCCATCGCCAAGAATACCCAGCAAATCAGCACAATGGCTACACGTACCGCCACGTAAACCGTCAAACCGTGCCAGTCTTCTTGCTGTATCAATTCCAACATATTAGTAACCTTCCGTTAATAAATCGTTCTTTACCATAGTTTTGATAGCAATAACCCTGCTAAGGTGTGCTTTATAGTCCGCTACTGCTTTCGCTTTGCGGTCTTCGTCCGTTTCTATACCCAACTGTGCGGCGTAATAGTCGTTAATCAAAGAAAATTCTTCGGTTTCGTCTATTTCGCTACGGATAACCGCACGTGTAAGGTTTTCGTAGTCCGGCTTCTGCCAAACCTGTACCGTATCGTAGTTGTAAACGGTCTTTTCGCCCGTTTCCGGGTCTTCTACCTTTTCTTCCACTATGTTGTAGTTATAGTGGTAAGAACCATTACCCAACGGTAAAATAATCGCGGGTCTAACGTCTGAACTTGATTTCATAAGGTGTAATTTTGTTTAACTTGTTAATTAAATATTCGCTGTCGCTGTATTTAGCCCAACCCCACCACGCGGCTAACGTCTGCTTAAATTCATCCTCACTTAACGGTTTCTTCCGTTTCCGTAATTTAGCTATCTTACGGCAAAGGTTCTGTTTGATACGCTTCCTAAGCCGTGTTTCGTTCAAATAGAATACATAGCCCAAGAAATCAATACCACGCCCGAAGCTGTCGCGGTGGTCGCGTGCCACCGGAAAGACTTGTTTGTTCTGTTTGATTTCCAGCTTTACGTTAGCCGCCAAATAGCTTTCAAACTCTGCCAGCAAAGCGTGAAGCGTCTTTTTGTCGCTATGTAATACTACAATGTCGTCGGCGTATCTGAAATAGTACCTTACCCGCTTTACTTCCTTTACCCAATGGTCGAAGTAGGTAAGTACAAGATTTGCTAAATATTGGCTAAGGTAGTTGCCAATCGGTAAGCCTTCCGCACTGTCTATAATTTCGTCCAAAAGGTTGAGTAGCCGTGTGTCCTTAATCTTCCGGCGAACAATGGATTTTAGTACGGTGTGGTCTATGGAAGGGTAAAATTTGCGTATGTCTATTTTCAAGCAATACGCGCAGCCTGCCTTATCTCTGTCGATAACGTGCCTTAACTTATTTGCCGCCGCTTGTATGCCACGCCCTTTGATGCAGCTATAAGTGTCCGCCGTGAAAATAGACACCCATATAGGCTCTAAAATGTTCATTACGGCGTGATGTACAATCCGGTCGGGAAAGTATGGCAAACGGAAAATCTCGCGTTCTTTAGGCTCGTATATCGTAAAGGTACTATATTCCGAAGTTCTGTAAGTTCCTGCTTTCAGTGCTTCGTGCAAAGACAAAAGGTTGGCTTCCTTGTTGCGGTCGTGTAACTTTACGCCGTAGGAATGTAGTTTGCCCTTGCGGGCGCGTTCGTCCGCAAGGTGCAAATTATCCAAACTTATTATTTTGTCGTAAAGGTTGCCTAACCTTTTCATAGTAATTTCTTTGCTGATTAAATGGTGTTCTTCGGTTTCCCTACCAAACCCCGTTAATGGTTAATATTTTCCGCCTTCCGGCGCGGTCTTTGTCCTTATTAGCTTTACAAAAAAATCAGTATAGCTGATAGCCGATATTCGCATTCGTATTCGTAGCCGTGTTATTCGTATTCGCGTACGAAAGCCCGGCATTCGCGCTGTTATTCGCATTACCGCCGAACAAGACACCCGAAGGGCAAACAACCGTGAAAATCTTCCTACTCAAAATAATAGCGCGTTCCCGAAGCCCGCATAGTTACCTTTCGCGGGAAGGCGTTACGCTTCTTTATTTCCTGCAAAATGTATTTTATTTCGCTGGAATTTGTGAAGAACTTCTTTGCTTCGCTTTCGGGGTCGTCCTTCTTGAACTTTATTTTCACGAGGAAACGGTTCGCACCGAATTTCGTTTTCACGTCTTCGATAAAATCAATTAACCAAAACTGCAAATTGATTAGTTTCTGCTGGGTGGTTTCCGGGCAGTTGAAATGTTTGTTCGCTTCGTCCGGCTGGATGTTCAAGAACGAAAGGCTACCGTCATCTGTGCTATTATTGTTTGAAGTCATTTTCTTGTATTTTTAATTATTAAACATTTCGTTTCGTAACGTATTACGCGGCGGGGATAAAGCAAAGCCGAGAGCCGACAGACGCACTCGTAACCGTAGCCGCGTAATTCGTATGCGCGCACGAAAGCCCGGCATTCGCGCCGTAATGCGCATTACCGCCGAACAAGACACCCCTTTGCGCTACGCCACTGGCTGGTATGTTGGTATAGAGGTAGTCGGCAAAGTAGGTAGTAGAACCTGCGCCCACTTCCGTAGGCATATTTTCCCCGTATTCGCCTATCATCATGCGCTTAACATAACCTTCCTTGCGTGGAAGTTCGCCACGTTTTACGTAATTGTCATAGTTTGTATCTTGGTAGTTCGCCGGGTTATCGCAAGTATAGAAAGAACTGATGCCGCCGTCCGCGTCTGATTCAATGGCGCATTTGCATCCGTCCGTCCAACTCCAAACATGCCCGAACGGGTTTTCTATTCCTCGGTATGAAGGTACTTTTACTTTGGTAACTACGCCCGTGTCGTATTCGTCCGGCATGGTGTATTCTACCACACCCGAAGCGTTACCCAATGAATTGGTAGTACCGCATGGCACAAACGGATAGTAGCTGTTGAAGGTGTTCCACTTTGTACTGTTAAGCGTCGTAACGCCTGCGCCTAACCCGCCTTGCTTGTACCCTTCGCTCGTAGGTTGCGCGTTAAAATCAAGCTGGCAGTTAAGGTTAGCGTATTCAATCACGTAAAGCCAATAGGTCGCGTTTTGTGCCGCGTATAAATCGCAGTTCCATCCTGCGCTGTTCAATCCGGCTGCACCTCTGTTACGTGCGTATTTTCGGAAGTTGGTAAGGCTCGTTTGTGTAGCTGGACGACCTAAGAGGGTTCTATAAGTTCCGTCCCATGCCGTATTATTGTTTCCGCCCCGGAAAGCAGCCGTAGTATTTACCACGCTGGCAAGTTTGGGCGTAGCTGATAAAGTTCTGTCTATCGTGGCTTCGTATGCGCTCCGGTACATCTTCGGCACTTCGATAAAGCCCGGTAGTTGGTATTGTGATATAAGGCAGGTAAACGTAGTACCGTCAAATTCAAACTTACGGTAGTGCTTCGGTATTTCTACCATTACCATGCCGGAAGCTCCGGTAAGGTCTGCCGCTGCCCCGGTGTCCGTCTTCGTACTGTCGGTTTGATGAAGGTAGGTAACAACCTGCCCGGCATCGTTAAGCAAACAACGGCGCATAAGGGATTGAACCGGGAGCGAAACATGTAGTTCCGATCTTCCTACGCGTTCTAACGCGGTATCTGCCACGTTTATATTAATCTTTACGCCGTAATAGTAATCATAAGGAAACGCGGGCTTTGTGTTGCCCGCTGCAATAATTAAACCCATAGTTATAATTTTTAATAGCCCCAAATCAGGGCGGTTGCTGAACTCGTTTCTTTTATCTCTCTGATAATTTCGGGGTTCCATCCCGTTTCAAAGCGCGTGCTTATAAATTCGCCTTCGGGCATTCCCCAAAGGTTTACTTCCAATACTATCGCCGCTTCGCCATCGTTTTTTAAGCAAAAAGGCGTGTCCATTCGGAAGTTGCCACCGGAAAAATCCACGTTCCCGGCTACCGAAATTTGCGCGCTCACTAAATCGCCGTTTCTATTTTCCATACACTTAATTTTAAGTCGTTACAAAAATACTTTCTTATCGTATTAGTTTAATACGTCGTGAAATACTCGTGAAGTGTTTGTTTAGCCGAAGCCGTGAAATTCGGCGTTACAACACTTCTATTTAATGCCTTGCGCCGTGATGCATGGCTTATTCTCTTATGTTCAATAAATAGGCGTAATATCCGCTGCTTCCGTCCCAAACTAAAAGAAACTCGCGTATGTCGCCCGCCGCCATGTTCCACTTTCCGGTTTCGTTTCCTGCGTTGTTGTTCATACGGTACGGGTAGTAGTTGCTATCCATAGCGTTGCCGCCGGAACTGTTCTTTACGAATGTATTACGCCCGCAAACATACCCGGTCTGCGTGCTCGTTCTATCACAAATAATAGTAATCCTTACGGCAAAGGCTGTATAATTACTAATGCCTAACACCGTACAAATGGAGTCGCGGCGAGGTAGCCCTATGCCGCTATTACTGTAAATGAAGCGCGGCATTAACTTGAATAGCGTAGGCTTGGTAGCGTCGCCCGGTGTAAGGCAGGTATTTACGGAAGGCAAAAGTTTTGATATACCGTAATCCGCTACGTAGCTGTCGCAAACTATCGCGCCTTTGCTCACTATACCCAAATTAACCAGCGCGCCGGACGCTTCAATAAGTAGCCCGTAGTTAGTTCCATAGCTGTTTGGTGTCTTGTTGGTAAAACGTCCAACGCCGACCAACCCGGTAGAAGCTGGTAATACGTTCGTTCCAATGGAAGCCCAGCGGTAAGAATCCGAGAACTTTATAAAACTGCTAAGCAATGCTAAACCACTTCCGCTTGTGTCGCCGGATGAAGCCGCTACGCCTATTCGTCCGCTTGCTATCGCAAAGCCGCCAATACTTCCGGCGTTTGCGTTGATTGTTCCCGTTATAGTTCCTTTCGTAGCTACAAAGCTACCGTCTTGCAGTACGCGGAAAGGTGCGGTATCCCGGTTTCCCTTGCTTGCTCCAGCCCAAAACCTTACGCTTGTGTCGGCTGTGCCTTCCCCTGTTATTCCTGCTTTTATACTCGCGTCGCTACCTGCAAGCTGAACCGTTCCGGCTGTTACTATGCCACCGTCTATCGTGGTTTGGGTGTTATCGTAATAAACGGCTTCCACCCAATCGTTAGCGACGTAAGAACCGGAAGTACGTTTAGTTATACAACGTTTCAGTATTCCGTCTGTTTTTCCACCCGTCAGCCAAAGGTCGCCTATGTCATACGGTGGTTTGGGCTGGGCTACAAATACCTGCCTTTTCCCGTCCGCTGTGTCCTGCGCCTTGCTTGCTGCCGTGTATGCATCTATCGCCTTTTGGTCTTCTATCGTAGTCCATGAATATGTAGAACCGGAAACGGTATAGCGTTTCAGCAACTTTGTTGTTGAACTGTACCACATATCGCCTACGTGCGCCTTCTTTAGTGCCGTAGTCGTCCAATTAGCCGCCGGGTCGGATGATTGGAACCAGCTTTCTATTTTTCCGTCTATCTGTGTCGTAAGGTCGTTTACGGTTGGCGTGAAGTTCTTGTTTATAAAGTTGGTTAGCCCGGTGTCGTCCGTATATTTGGAAGCCTTTACCCAATCTGCGGAATTATAAGAACCGGAAGTGCGGGCGGTCTTGCATCGCATGATGTCGCCCGTACTGCCTTGTACCCATAAATCGCCTACGTCGTAAGGCGTTGTAGGTTGTGCCACGAAAATACGCCGCTTTGTCCCGGCAAGTTTTAACGCGTCGTTAGCAAGTG